CGGCCAGCCGCGAGAGCCGAGAAGCATCGAGGTTATGCCCTCAGCTCCGGCATAACCGCTTTTTTGCCGCTGGACGAGACGGGGCTGAAACGACACGCTAATCCAGTCACCAAAAATATATGAAAGGGGTGTCGCCATTTTACTGCAGGTCTCCCTGAACGATCCTTGGGGCGGCCGACTGTGCCGGCCTGTGGTAAATGACGTTGTTGTTGTGGGTGATATTGACGGTGGACTGGGCCGGTGGCAGCGGACGCTCTTCCGGGTGTTCTTTTATGTACTGCTGTGCCGCGAGGGCATCTTCAGCTATTTTCGGCAACGGCAGCCAATCGATTAAATAATTTTTTACCGGATGCTCCAACGTGTACTTTTCCCGCATCGCTTTTGCGCGCTTCCAGCCCCGCGACAGCCGTTCTTCTTCTTTGCTTGTGTTAGCATTCATCCGTCTATTTGCGGCGTCCACTTTATTAAGTTTTGCCTCGATAGTCTGCTCGTACTCTGCCTGTTCAGCTTTGTCGGCGGCTTCCGATATTGGGGAAACAGGGACGACGCCGCCGGTCATTATTTTATAGACACCTTTGGCGGCGGAGTCGCCATAGACGGCCTGCAGCATTTTGTAGCGGTTGGAGGCGGACAGGTCCGCCGCTTTTTTCGCTATAGCGGAAGAGATGTCGCCGGGAGTTTCACCTCCGATGCGGTATTTCTTTAGTGCCTCGGCATTTGGCGCGGCCATCGCATCAAGGACAGTGGCGGGCATCGCTGTTTTATTGCGGCCTATCTCTCCGGCGGCCACCGCAGCGACAATAGACAGTGTTTCCTCTGGCGACATACCCATTGCGCGTGCGCCCGGAGCTGCGCGGCCGAGGGCGTCTATCATTTCCCGGTCGGTAAGTCCGGCCTGCCCGCCGGCGGCGGTGATTTTACGCATAAACTCACCCTGCTGGGCTGGGGTATTCATTTCATAGCCGCGCATCAGTTGAATTAAATCCGGCGTCGCTGCGCCGCCGTGTCGGTTGGCATAACTTAACATCTGACGGACGCCGGCCTGATAATCGGCGGGCGTCATGGAACTTTTGAACTGACGGATATACTCCTCAATCGCCGGCATTCCGACCTCTGCAGATGTTGACGTCTCAGTCAGCAGTTTTTCGGTTGCCATGACCGTCTGTTTGCGACCCTGCTCACCAAACTGATTCATCACCTCGAACAAGTCCTGATAACTTTTACGCAGGGCCTCGTTGGCCTTAACCGCCCCGTCTTGCCTGGTTTTAAGGTCGTCGAAAAATTTCAGGATGCCCTTACCTATCGAGATGGTACCGAAGGCGATAAAACCTGCGATCAGGCCGGTAAGGTGGCTTCTGAGCATTGTAAAGGCCCGGCCGAGAACGCCAACTTCGGACGTCAGTTTGCCTGTGCCGGTTGCCGCTCCTTTGGCGATTTTTTCTATCCTTTTCAGGCCATCTGCAAAGGCGGCGTCGGTGGATTTGTTGATGTCCTCTGCCACAGAGCCGACCTTGCCGAGAGACCTGGCGACGCTGTCAATCTGCTCCTGTGTCCGTGCGGCGCCGGGGGCGCCGATATGTATATTTATATCTTTATCGGGCATTTGATTTTCAATTAATGGTCAGCAACTGATTATGCCGCGTCGGCGATGACGATGATCTTATTGGTACCAGTCAGTGTCAGCGGCGTTGACGGATCGTTGGATACCACGAACGAGGCGTTAATCGTCGAGTAGTCCGCCGCCGAGCTGCTCTGACCGGCGGAACCGGTAGTGAACTGCACACCGGCAATCGTGATAGTTTTATTGGCGGCTCCGGCGGACTGCTTGATAGTCAGCACAAGCGATGCACGCGCGGCCAGCAATAACTGCGTGAGCTTATTCTGGTTAGCCGCGATCTCGCTGTCCTCGGCGATCAGTGAGCCGTCGCATTTCATACCGCCCTCGACGTTGGCGTCAACGGCCGTATAGCCGAGGTCGGAGTCGTTGCAGGCCCTTGCCAGGCCCATCGCAATGCCAAACTCAAAACTCAGCAAATGATAAATGCTCAAACTGCCGTGGACGGCCGAGACGATGCGAAATCCGCCGCGAGCGGGGCCGGTCCAGGTCGGGGCCGCCTGCGAATCGGTCATCTCCCACATTGTACCGATCGTCGCTGCCTCCGAAGAGAAGCGACACTCAAAATCAAAGGCGACCTCAATGTATTTGCCTTTGGTCTGGCGAAAACGGCAATTATGAATGACTGGGTTAGTGATGGTGTGCCTGATATAGCCGGTCGCGGCGGCAACGCCGCTCCTGCGCTCGTAGCAGGTGTACGTGCCGACCGCTCCTGACAGCAGTCCGGCAAATTCGGAAAAGTCCTGGGTAGTGATCGTACCCCGCACGAACTGGGCTTCTCTGTCCATTACAGGCACTTCCATACCGTCTGGCGACGAGAACATAACATTGTCATAGCCGGCCTGGATATTGGCCGACATAGCGCCACCGGAATCGACGCCGTTAAAGACGCACTTTTGAAGGACGTTTGATCGTTTATTTGTCGTTGTCATAACTTACTCCATTTTTAATTTTCCGTTTACAGAGTTTTTAACTTAAGTAAGCCAGTTTGCCTCGAAGGCCAGCTCGGCGGCATACTTGTCGGGGGTATCGACGGACTCGGTCCAGTCGGCAAAGTAAAAATTATCACAACTGAACCCGTCGCCCGGATGCGACGCCTCAATCGCCGACCGGACGATGTCGGAAAGCTGCGAAACGCCCTTGCGGGTACCGTCGCCGATGCGGGCCGAACCGCCGGATTTGCCGGTCTGACCTATTGCCACAGTCAGGCGGATACGCATATTGAGGTCATAACCGCCCTCGCGGTCTGCGCGGGCGAACTCGGCCTTGACAAAGGCAAACGGCGCGAACCGCTCGAACGACTCGACGCCTGAGTTGCCCAGGCCTATCTGATGCCGCCAGGGTTGAACGTTGCGAAAAACGGCCGCCCCGTCGTCTTCGATAGCGGAAAGGACGCCGACCGCCCATGTCTCAAGCCGGGCAGGCATTCCAGCGTCGGTGTCAGATAAGACTTCGGTGCCATTACTATCGTTCCATAGACTTGCTATTTCATCTCCCGATAATGCCTTATTAAAAAACAATATGTTATCGAGCGAAAAGGAATAATACTGGCCGCCGGATTTTCCCAACAATAAATCCTGCCCTGTCAAATCCCAGCCGGGGTCTTGCGGGATTGAGTCGGCGTAAATCCCCAAAACATTGTCAAAATAAACCTTAATACTGCTATCTCTGGCCACAACGCCAACAATATGATGCCAGCCGGTTGTATTCTGCGGAACTATGGCGTACGCAATATGTTGACCCTGTGCGCCAAGGTTAATGAAAAACACCAATTGAGAATTGGAAAAACTATAGGCACAACCATAGGCATAACTGCCCATACCGCCGTGAATGTTGTCCGGGTCTTCGATGATGAGGAAAAATTTGTCGGCATCAAAACCATCGTTAATCCAAAAGGAGATACTAAAATCCCCAAGTCCCGGATCAAATCGTGTTTCTCGCGGAATAATTATATAATCGTCTGTGCCGTTAAAACTCAATGCCCCGCCAATTCTGCCGTCGACCGACACCAGATTGGTGTTTCGCCCGGCGCCGCCGTTGGCCCTGCCCCTGCTGTCGAGGACAACAGGCGTCCGGGCACAATCGTTCATCTTATAGTGTGCTGTGCAGTTTTGAAAGAGATTCATATAATCATCCTATCCACTTCGGCCTGTATAGAACCGGTGATTTTGTCGAGATTGTCAAAGACGCCGTCAGACAGGGCGCCGCTGCCCTGAATCGTGACGGATTTAACGAGCGTAAAGAGCGGGCGGAATTTGCCCTTTTTGCCGTTTTTGAAGCCGAACAATAGACGCCCTTTGGTTTTGACGAAGAATCCGCCCTGCACCTGACGCGGCGATGTGTATCTGGGCACGCCGGAGCCGGACAGGTTTTCGCCGATGGGAATCGTTAAGAATTTGCCTTTGCGCGGCAAGATGGTTTTGGTCTCGTTGCCGAGGAGCCACTTGTAACTGTCAACAGCAGAGCCTGCGGGGATGCCTACGACGGCGTCTATGGGCGAATCGAGCCAGCCGTCGAGGCTTTTGCGAAGCATCCCTCCACGCACCTTCAACGACTGACCGGACAGATAATCCGACGACACCCTGCCGGCAACTATCCTGACGCCTTTTTCAAGGCCGGACGAAACGGCGGCAAAGACGTTGCGGCCCAGCGAGGACAGGGTTGCGAGCGTTGCGGGGAATCCCTCGCCCATCTGGAGGGTGATCATCACAGGCAGACCCTCCGATAGCCGTCGAGGGTCTGCCTGACCAGCGGAAGCAGATCAAGCGCAGAGAACATATTAGCCGAGCCGCCCTGAAACGATATGGCGGAAAGGCCAATGTCGTCTTTGCGCTTGTAAATAAAGGTGCATTGCTGTATCGCCGCTTCCCGCAGATCGGCGGGCATCGCCGTCTCGCCCTCTTCAGCCTCTTCGCCTGCGGCGACGTAGCCGCCACGATAGACGACCTGTATCGCGTCGGGCACTGAAAGCCACCTGCCGTAAGCACGATACAACAACCCTTTTTCGCCGTTGCCGACGAGTCGGTAATCGACATCTGCCACAAGGGCTGCGGCATTGGCAAAGTCCCAGTCGAAGGCTTCTTTGACCGACGTTATCTCCGACACCGGATACCGGCGAAGCCCAATGAACTCCGCCAGACCGGTATAAGACTCGGTGACTGCCTCGGCGGGAAGGATAAGCCCGCGACCGCAATATCTTTCGGCAAAAGCAGTAAAGCCGGCAATTATCGCCGTCAGCAGGTCGTCGCTGGTTTCATCCACCACGTCGATGCCGAGACGGGTTTTTATGTCTGTCAGGGTACAAAGCATTAGTTTTTAGTTCTGAGTTTTAAGTTTTTTTTAGCGACCGGCGACTAATTATTTGGCGCCGCCGTATTGTTCCTGTTTGCCGGACGAGGCGTCGACCTGTTTTTTCTTCGCCGGGCGATTGATCATGCGGGGATTTTTTATTATCTCATACTCAAATTTTTCTTTGCGCATCGAGCATTCGGCGGCAATGGCATTGATTACCGGTTCGGGCAGATCGTACGGATGGCCCTGAATAAGCAGCCCTTTCCCGCCGCGATAGGTTTTGAGGACTTTAATTAACATTATATTTCCTTTCAAAAAAAAGTTAAATCGGAATGTTTTTATGATGCCTGCATCGCACCTGCGGGTCAAACCGGACCCTCAGGCCTGCGGCATTTACATTTTTAAAGAAGAACACGTCTTCGCTTTCCTGCGTGCCGTCCTCTTTTTCTGTCCATCTGAACCAGGGCCACTGCATATGTGCCAGCACGCTCCGGCGGATAAGAAGACACCCGGCCCCGCCGGCATCGGCCCAGAACGGTTTTTTTTCATCGGGCAGTTTATCGAGCAGATAGTATTTGCCGTCCCTGCACTGGTGCGCGGCCCACTTGAAGCCGCTGGGCATGTGCAGACGATAGACACCGCTGGCAATCCCGGTATTCAAATCCAGCAGGCGTTTGAGCGCGTCGAGCGGCGGCTCGGTATCGGAATCAACAGTGAAAAGGTGCGTGAACTGCGGGTTCTTCAGCAGGACGCGGACGATACTGTTTCTGGCGTAATCGACAGGCCGGCCCTTGACGAATAAGGGCATCACACCGACGCTGACAGCTATCTGCGTTACGGCGGCGGCGACTATCGGTTCAATCGTCTCCCAGTAAGGTATTGTAATCAAAACTTTCGACATCTGTTTCCTTGAAAGCCGCCCGCCGGGTTCGACGGGCGGCAGGGTTCTTTATATCTGTTCCTGTTTAGACGCTTATCAATTCCTTAAGTCCCTGCTGAGCTGCAGTGACAGGAAGATCGGCGGACGGGAAACCGAGGGCGATAATCACAAGATTGGCCCCGGTTGTGCCGTTGGCCAGAGTCGGCGCGTTGACTTCAATGTACCGCTTTCGCGTCTTGGCGCGGTCAACAAACCATCCGAAGAATTTGTTGTCGTCGGTCGCAGAGATGACGGCGGCCAGATCGGAATCAGTGATCTTGGTATAACTGCCGTCAGTGGTATCGCACTCCTCCAGATATAGAGGTGTGGTAGAGGCAGTTGAACCAAGCGCGGCGTCGGTTGTGCCCACATTGCCGAGTACAAGAACGCCGCTTAATCCGGCACAGTCAAAGCAGGCGTTGCCGGCGGCAGCGCCATTATTTTTCAACTGCGGAGGGAGCAATAAGTAGACCTTGATGTGCTTCAAAAGCGATTTCATATCCATTTTATTTTTTCCTTTCAGTTTGAGTTTTTAATTTGAGTTTTTTCCGCTCCTTAAAAGGGGCGGGCTTTCGCCCGCCCCTGTATGACGATAACAGGCAATTTTACGATGCTGCCGTAATCAGGCCGATCATCGGGCCGGCCTTGGTCGTATCGCCCACGCCGTGGGCGTTAATGGCGATTCGCTCACGGCAGCGCAGGGCTATCAGACCCTGGTCAAAGTACCGCTGATCGGACTGGGCGAACTCCATCACGCCGCGTGTGCCGAACTGGCACCCGAGAGACAGATCGCCGAAGATGGCGCATATCTGACTGTTGGCCTCAGCCTTGGGCAGAACCTGGACGAATTCGACGGGATAACCGCCGACCATTTTTTGCCGCTGTGCCGTGCCGAGCAGGACTTCCTGTGCATGACCTGTACCGGCAGCCAGGGCCGCGCGAACGGCAACGGTATAATAGAAGTACCGGTGCATATACCATTTGGCCTTTGGGTCCGCATAGTCGGGCAATGTGCCGATAACAGCCTCAATATCGCCATAGACCAATTCGCTGTATGCGTTGCCGGAGCCAACCACAAGGCTCTTGATGCTGGAGATAGCCGCATCGACTGCACGCAGGGCGCCGGTGATGCCACGGAAACCAAAGTACGTGCTTGTGCCGTCGCCAAGGAAACCGCAGATGTCCTCGTAATATGCAGCCGAGCGGGCAAAGAGATTGCCATATAACTCAGCCATCGCCACCGCAGAGTCTTCATCGAGCTCCATCGAGTAGGCGGCCAGTGCGGTGAGTGTCTTAGGAACCAATGTAATGCCGCCGATGGTCGGATCCGTGACGGTCGGGGCTACGCCTTCGCCGGGCACATAAAAAGTAAGCATCGTGTCAAGCTTGGGCGTGAAAGTGCTGTTGGCTCCCATTGGGACAATACCGGCATTGGCGCGGAACTTGCCGTATTGTTCAAGCAGCATAATCAATCCCGGCGCCATCTCTGTGGTTACCAGGAGAGAGCCGCCGGATTGCGAACCGGTTGTTGCGGCCTTCTCGATACGCTTGCCGGTTTTGTCCTCGATAAAAACAAGTTCCCGGCCCGATGTCTCAAGGGCCTTCATAATACGGGCGTGTTTTGCGGCGATTTCGGGAAATTGCTGCACGCCGGCAGTCATCGATGCGCCCATCATTATCAGGCCAAGCTGGCGGGCCTCTTCGACCGAACGGAATGAGCCGCGATAGTTGCCGTTGTTATCCTTCAGTACTGCATAACTATTTTCCTGCAACTGGCGAAGCTGGCTTTTCAATGTGTCGGCTGCGGCTTTCAACTCGTCGGCCTGACTTTTTACCTCGCCTATCTGTTTCTGGGCGGCAGTCAGGGCCTCTTTATCGGCCTTGGTGCGATCGGCTATCAGGTCAATCACTTCCTGTTTGGTGGCCTTGTTGTTTTTAATATCTTCGAGGGCCTTCTCGATAGTCTGGACCGTCTGATCCATTTGTTTGTCAATTGGGGTTGGCATTCTGGATTCCTTTCTTAGCCAATAATTGTTCGATTTTTTTCAATGTTTCCATTGGCCCGGTATCGTCAGCCGCACAGCCGGCCGGATCGAAGGCGCTGCCGGACCGCAGCGCCTTCGCCAAACCGTCAGGATCGGCGATAAGTATGTCTTTAATCTGCCCGATGCAGTCTTCGAGCAGCAGTTTGATCTCGTCGAGCATTTCCGCCTGCACCTTTTTTATGCTGCCCTCAAGGATGCCCTTGACCGCACGCTCAAAGGCCATATCGATCATCCGCTGCAGGGCCGATGTGTCGGACGCTTTATCATCGACCAGACCCAACTCTTTTAACTTGCTGAGCGCAGATGCGTTTGCGCCGACCGGTACGCAGGAAATCTCATAAAGCTCGATTTTAGTGATAATGTAAATGCGGACGCTGTTCTTGACTTCCTCATAAGCGTCGAGAATCCGAAAGCCAATGGAAACGGCTCGCATGTGCCGGTCCTTGTAGAGCTGCCAGTAGGTCTCGCCAAGGACTGTCTTTGCGAAAATAAGGTCCATCTCAGACCGCTTGCCGGAGATTTTGAACGACTCGGTATCCCAGCTTCCCACTACCGGCGGCATGCCGTCGGCAAGCCTGTGCTGGTGGCCGGCAAGACATACGGGATTGTCGGCAAAATCCTTGATTGCGGCCGCCATCGCCTCGGACGTGACGACCTCACGCTCGCGGTCAACCTCTTCGGATGACACTACAAAACGTATCGAACGCCGGTCTTCATTGACGGCGGCTTTTTCGTCTATGGCGTACGACAGAAAATGTTTTTCGCGTATCGGTTCACGCATTTTTAAACCTCGCTTAAAAAGGGTT